TAAGTTTGTGAACCTACAGGAGTATAGGCATAACTATATCTATCATACCATAAATCATAATCATCAGTATTATCTTTATCTTTACCTCCAAATTCGTTTATTCTTAATATTGTACTTGGTATACCCCATATATTAATAAGTTGTCTTAATCCAGCTGTTGTACCTTTTTTCTTAACAAGGTAAGCCATGTTATGGTAAAGACGTTTGTATATTTCTTTACTTACTTTATCTATAGCATATGGAAATCCATCTTCTATTATTTGTTCAACATACCCTGTAAATGAGTAGTTATCTTCCCAATAATTGATTACTGAACCACTGTTTACTGCTATGTAATTAGTAATTAATTCACTTCCTGTTGGTGGTAAAAAATCACCATTATTTTCACCTGTTAAACCTATATAGTTATCTTGATTATTATAATTATTTCCAAATCCTTGATATCCTAACCCTTCTATAGTTGGTTGAGCTAAATCTAAAGGAACACCTTCATCTAAGGTATTTGTAGTATTTAGTTTTTGGCTAACTGCTTTTGTATAAAGCCACATTTCATCAAATGATTGACCAACCATATTACTAAAAGTAAGATAATTATCATTTTCTTCATTTTCTCTAATAAATTCTGGTATAGTATAAAATAACCAATTTTGATTATCTTCATCATAAAATGAAGCACTTAACGCCATACCACCATAGTATTGACTATTTTCATCAGAACTACCTAACCAATTTAATACATCTGTTGAATCTGCATCTTTTAATTCGTATGGAAATTTTGTTCCGGTTTTAGGATATGAATTTGAACCTGTAATGTAGTATAAATAATATTCATACCCATCAAAGTTTTTAATTAAGTTTGTAATATTACCTTCAATAGATGCTTTACTTGAAGTAACAGATGATGAACCTGAAGTGGGTCCTATTATTGAATTTAAAATATTTAATTCATCTTCATAACTTTGGATTTGAGTAACTTTATAATAAAAATTCTGTAATCTTTGTTTAGCAGAAGAGAAATTGACAAATTCATCAAACTTAGAATAATCAGGTGTAATTGTAACCCCTCTTTGATTTAAATAATAATCAAGGTTATTTCTTGATGATGTTGATGGGGTGTCAAGTAATTCATCTTTTGTTTTATATACTGTAGAATTATTGACAAAATCTTTTATTTCTAAATTAGTATTAGGTCCTCTTAAGAAAGAAGCATCACCATATATTTCACTGTTATGCCATATACCTCCTGCCGCTATACACGCGTATTGTGTGGTATACTGCGGTCCTAACGTACAGACACCAGGTCTATTGACTGACCACATTCCACCCGCATTTAAGCAAGCAGCTTGAGTTGTGAATTGAGGTCCTAATGAACATGAACCATTACTTGGTGTCCATTGTCCTCCTGCAGCTATACAAGCTTCTTTTGTAGGATATTCAGGTCCTAATGAACATGAACCATTTGCGGATTCATTATTTGAAGTCCAAATACCTCCTGCTTCAGTACATGCTTCCTGAGTGGAATATTCAGGTCCTAATGAACAAGTACCACCATCGGTAGATGTCCAAGTACCTCCTGCTTCAGTACAAGCTTGTTGAGTTGTATATTGTGGTCCTAATGAACATACTCCTTCTCCTAATCCTGATTCATCTTGTAAATCTCCTCCATTTGGGTCAATAATAGTATAGTCTGAAAAACCTTGCCATTTACCATCTGGGCCTATATTACCTAAATCTGAAGCTAATAAACCTAAATTTACATCATATATGTAAAGTTCAATATGGTTTGAATTAGGATCAAAAGTACTAGTTATATTTTCATTAGGAATAATAGATTGATTATCTAATTCAAAACCATCATCAAATAAAACAGCGGGGTTTATTGGGTCTGTTGATGGTGAAGAAGGATCTTGGTTTACTTTATATACTTTAGTTTCTGCTGGTTTAGTTACTATATAAACTTCGTCTTTATCCTTGAATTGGGTAGGAAGAGCATCATATAATTTAACTAAGATTGTATATTTTTCTTTAGAAGTATCTAAAAAACAATTAATACCTATATTATAATTATTCCCAGCAAATGCAACATAAAACTCATCAAAATATTCAGAAGAATCTAACTTTTCTTTAAATTCTTTATATACAATCTCTAATCTATCATTATCAATAAAATTAGAACTTAATCTAATTTCTGTTCTATCTGATGATATTTCAGAAATAAAGTATGTGTTTGAGGGGTTTGAATCTAATTCATGATTTACAAAATTATAAAGAGTATACAATGTCCCATTATCAAATCCTCTTTTAAATAAATCTTGGGTTGGGTTTAAATTTAATATTTCTGCGCTATCTATTTCAGCCATTCCTTATTGTTTATACGTTACTTACAGATGCATCCTGTGATAATGATATAGTTTGATCAATACCTGCATCAGCTAATTGACTATTTAAATCAGCTGATCTTAATTCTAAGTTTTCTGCTCTTAATTCTGCTATTTCATCTAATAATACTTGAACTTCATCATTAATTGCATTACTATTGGCGTATGCTGCACTTTCTTTAGCTAAATAATCATGAGAGTTTATATCTCCTTCTTTTGGAATATCATAGAAAAATCTTTCATATAATAACCAAAAATCTTCTAAAGTAGCTAAGTCTGGGTCAAAAAAACCTAAGTCTTCACCTGTTGATAGTTGGTTAAACCCAGTATCAACTGTGTCTTCAAATTTCTTTTTATCAAAAACTTGCTTATTTAGATCAGCTTGTATTTTCATGGATTAACAATTTTAAAATTAATACCCTCATCAAAAACTTTTGTTGTAGAACCTATCTGGGATTTTATCAATATAGTATAATATCTTTCGGGCTCCAAGCCATTCATGTAAAGATCGAAATAACTTGATGTATCATCTGCACTTATTTTGGTAAAGTTAGAATCAAAATCTATAATAAATTCATTTGTGTCTGTGTCTTTGACAGCATATAAAGACGTATTCTCAGGTAAATAATAATTTTCCCCATAGTAAGAAGAAGTAATAAACTTTCTATCTGGATATTTTGGAATAGCTGCTAATCTAAACCTAGGAATACTTTGAGGATAATATACCTCTGCATTATTGTATATTGAAATAAAAGTTTCTGCTGTTTTTAATATTTTATTTGTTGATGAACCTGTATTAAATACTGAATTGTCCCACTTAAATTCTAATGAAGGAGGGTAAATTGTATTAGTATCAATACTAAAATATCTTAAAGTATGTGAATTGCTTAATGATACATTAAATTCATCTTCTGGTCCTTGTTTTACTATAAATCCTTCATTAGGTATACCATTATTACTATCTAATGAATGGCTATACCAAGTTCTAACAGTATTAGTAACATTAATATCAATATCTTTAGACCCATAGTAATCAAATGATCTAGAAGCTTCTACATTTAAACCTAAATTTGAGCCTGTGTACCAACATCCTCCACCTGAAGGTAGTTCAAATGAAGCTGTAGCATAAGTACCAAAAGATGTTGTAGACCAATCAGATCCTGATATGGTTGAATATTGCCAACATACCCCATTTTTAGTAGAAGGAGTATTATCATAGTTTCCTGTACCCATAGCCCAACTTCCTGATACTGGGTAAAAATATAAATGGGTTGTTTTATTTAAACCATCAGCTAAAGCTAAATAATTTCTTAAATTAACTTGATAAGATGCTGTACCTATTAAATTTGAAAATGTGCTTGATATTTCCTCAGTAGAAAATTTTATTAAATATCTACTAATATAAGGATCGTTATTAATTAAATAAGTAGACGCTTCTAGAATAGAATCTAGTCCTGTGTTCATTTCTACATCTTGAGTATATATAGAAGCATCTTTTGTGGGGAATAATTTATAAATTGCCATTTTTTAATTTTATAGTGGTACTACTCTACCTTTAATATCTGTGTTAGGAAACTTTAATTCAAATATCATTGGATCAATTGAAGGGTAAATTACATGTTTGTAAGTAGCCCCATATACATCATATGCATAATCACTATAACCCATAATTGAACCTGCTTTATTCACTACTCTTACATCTTGTACAGTTTGTACACCTTCTATCTTATCAAGTAAAACCGATAATTCTTTTAATATAATAGGTTGATTAATTTGCCATCTATTCCCATCAAAATACGCTGTAATTGCATCTATACATTTGGTTAGTACCAAGTTATTATTGAAATTAGGTAATACTATAATTTCAAATTCAACCCCTATATTAACAACAAAAGCATCTTTAATTTTAACTGCATCATTTATCATTCTATATTGAGATAAATAAGTTTGCAAATTACGTTTTAACGCTCTTGAAGCTGTTCTTAATTTTTTATTGATATCATATGATAAAACATATAAATCTAATATTGTAGGTAATTCACCTGCTTGATATTCAGATATCTTAACAGGGGCAGAATATGCTTTTGCTATAACTCCTAAATTAGCAGGCATAGATAAAGCTCTAATCATGTAATCTTCTTTAGTAACTGTTCTTAATTGGTTTTGGAAATTACCTAGTGCATTTTGTCTTAATTCTTCTACAGTATCACCATCTTGACCTCCATCTGCTGCTAAAACATTATTAGCTGCCACTGATGCAAATGTTACGTTTGCTACCGCACTATCTGCTAAATTAGGGTTGTTAAAAGCTATCCCAGAATCATTAACTTGTGTTAATTGGCCTGCTTCTACATTGGATGAAACACCTCCCCCAGTTAAATATCTAACAGTTAAAGTAGTATTATAAGGAGCTAAACCATAAGTATCTGTAAATACAAAATTTGTTGGTGAAAAAGCTGTTGTTAATTTTGTTTTTTCAAAGGGTAAACCTAAACCTACATTATCAGGGTTTGGGATAATTTCTTCTGTTGATAGACCAGATGAACCTGCACCAAACTGTAATTGTAATGTTGTTTCATTTATAAATCTTGAAACGAATCTTCTTTGAATTTGTTTAGTTCTAAGTAAATATGGGACTTCAGTATCATTTGAAAAGTTTGGATCATTAGGATTTGTGTTTCTAATTGTATCCATAATAACGTCTTGTGATAAATTAGGAACTTCATACCATTCATTTCCATTACTATCAAAACAGTCTAAAACACCTACAATATTAGCTCCGGTTAAATCAACAGTATCAAACTTTTTAGCTCTTGTAAATGTAAATGTAGCAGTATTAATTTTTGAGGAAATTGCTTTTCTTGTCTTTTTTAATAAAAATGTTTGAGGTAAGTCTCCAGCTACTTCATATACTGTTATAGTAGTAGGATCCATTGAACTTGAGATTGAAAAATCACAAGCATCTTCCATTATAAAAGTTAAATCAGCATTTTGTGGGTTGTTTACTGTTGTGTTTGCTGGTATTGTTAATGTATAATCCATGTCAGGAATAACATTTGTACCTACTGTTTTAGAAGGTAATGTTTGGTATAAATCAATATCAACAGACGCTACTGTAGTTACTTTAGGCGTATATCCCAACATATATGCGATATTAAACAAGTTCTCTGTTTGCCTGGCATATTGTATGAAAGTTTCTTGTACTTGGTTATCTAAGTAAAAAGATAAAACGTCACCAACATATGATGCCATTTCTATAAATAACATACCTGTAGATTCAGGTGTGAAATCGTTAAATGTATTTGGGAAATATGCTTTAGAATAATCTATTAAGGAATTTTTTATAGTATTAAAATTCCTATCAACATATTTTATGTCTCTGTCTAATTCAGCCATTATTGTAGTTCTATATTTAATTCATCTTCTATACCAAATAATTCAATTTCATATCTCAATATAAAATTAATAGTATTTAAATCAGGTTGGTTAATAAATTCTATTTCTTTAACCTTTACTTGTGGGAAGCTATTAGCTATTCCTGAAGAAACTACTTCTTTAAGTTCTTCTAATGAAGAGTCCGTTACATTTTCAAATAAAAGTGATCTTAAATTTAACCCAAAATTTGGATTAAATACTCTTTCACCTGTGTTAGTTAAACAAAAGTTAATTAAATCAGCTTGAATTTGGTCTTTTGTCTGATATGTTGGTACAAATACAGCGTTCCCATTTAAAGGGAAACCAAAACCAATTGCTTTTCTTTTATCTAGATCAAGTGGGTTTTTATTTGAAATAATCTGAGCCATTATTTAGGTAGAAGATTTGCTATTTGGTCTAAACCTAATTCACCTTGTGGTAAAGTACCATTTGATGAATCAAATCCAGGTTGTGGAGTAAAACCTCCAGGAACATCATTTGAAGTAAAACTCATTTGAGTTTCTCCTAATGCTTGTTCGTATAAATTTCTTTTGTCTTCCAAGGATTTACCTTGAACTATTGGTTGTTTATTTTCTACAACTGGTGAAGGAACTGATTGTTTTGGAGCTCGTACAGCTTCTAAAAGAACTTCTTTGAGTTCTTCTTGAATTGCCTCTTTTACGGCTTCTTTTATCATCTTTTTTAATTCTGTTGACTTCATTTTTTCTTATAAATATTAAATTGTTATGTTTTTATTATGATAATTCTAAATTTCCTATTTGTTGAGATTTCTTTTTAGGGAATTTATCTTCTATAACAAAAAAGTTATAGCTATATTTTCCAGGGTTTGTAAGAGTAACAGTAGATGTTTTTGTTTCACCTGGTCCTGCTAATAATTGTTGAGAAATAAGTGGACCTCCAGCGTCTGGTCTTACATCAAGTTGTAACATTGTTTCACTTCGGGCTACTACAATCTCAACTCCAAGTACTGTTGTACTAATATCAACATTACCTGTTGTTGCCGTTAGTTTTAAAGTTGCAGGAGGAGTAGTGACTATTAATTTAGCCGATACATCACCAAATGAAGGTGTTAATACTCCAGGCCCCATAAGTCTATTAGGTCCTTGTGAGTTAACATTAAATGATCCAAATGTTGATGTATCTTGACCTGAAGCTCCTGAGTTATCAGCAGTAAAAATACCGCCTGCAGCTTCACATGCAGCTCTAGTAGTAAAATCTCCTATTGAGCAAGTTCCTGTTTCTTGACCCGTTGCACCTCCTGAGCTTCCACTTTGATTTGAATCTAAAATTGAAAGTAGGTTTTGATCAGAAATTGGCAATAAATCTATTCTAAATTTAATTTCATCTATTAAAACAGTAACTGAGGATGAATACGAATAACCTTTATCTGATAAATTATATAACTTTTCATTGTTTTTTTCACCTTCAATTCTTCTAGAAGGAAATGAAAATGTATTTTCTGGTTCATTTTGGATAACTAATTTCCATCCTTTATATAATAATGGATCATTAGAATTAGGTTGTAATTTAGCTAATAATTCAGCTTCAGTTGCTTGATTAACACTTGTATTTGAATCTACACCTGTTGAAGCTAAAACATTACTTAAATCATCATTATTAATAGAACCATCTAACCCAGCTTCTAATAAACAAGGATTTAACAAACCATCTATTGTGTTTAGTTTTTCTATTAATGCTGCTATTCCATCTGCTATTTGTTTTAAAGCTCCTGGGATAATTTTAACTGCTCCTTTTCCAGCTTTTACTAAGTCACCTAATATATCAACTGCAACTGAAGGTCCAGTAGCTAACAATGCAGGACTAAATGGTGGTAAAGGTATGGGTAAAAATTTAATTACATTTACCGCTATATTTAATCCTGTTAGTATACCATCTAATGTTGTTCCAATTTTTGTAATAGTATTAATAACAGATGACACTTGTGATAATGCAGATATTATTTGTTGTTTTTGAGCTATTATCCTTTCTAATTCACCTGCAGGAGGACAACCTAATTCAAATTTTTCTATCATAGAATCTGCCATAGCATCAAATCTAGCAGTACCTTTTGCTAATTTTACAATTTGTTTTATGATAATGGGTGCTAACATTATTTAGTTTTTGTTACTTTTGATTTATATTTTTCAATCTTATTCAACATTGTTTGGGCTGCTTGTGTTACATTTACTGCAGGTACAGGTATAGCAGCATTAGGTACAAAAGGTGGACCTGCTCCTATAGGTGATTGTAAAGCTGTCCCTAAAGCTACTAATTGAGTGCATAATTTTTGCAAATCAGCTAAAAATTTATTACCTAATATAACAGGTTCTTTTGCATCTTTACCTCCAAATTTAATATCATCACATTCTACTACGACATTTCGACCAGCATTTATGTTTACAGATTTATTACCTCCTATAAACACAGATTTTTCACCACTTATTAATACATGATCCTTATGAGCATCAAATACTAATCTATTTGATCTTAGTATTACTTGAGGATCAGTAAAATCTGAGGGGATTGTTGGAGCATCATCATATGATGTAAATTCATTATTTATAGTTTCTATTGGAATCTTTTGGGTTGTAGTTAGATATATATTTGCTTTATCTTCATTAATATCTTCTACTTGTGGTACCCATGGATCTGTTGATTCATCATGTTGGCCATTTCTTATTATAGTAATAGGGTCTCCATCCTCACCACTATCTGACCAAGGATTTTCTGGTAGGCCATCTTGGGAAGTTGATCCAAATCTAATACTATTCCCCCATCTACCTTCATACGTTATATCTCCTTCATATAACTGTAAAGGTCTTGTGTCTAATTTTTCATTAAAAGTTTCACCTAATGGAATATCAGTATCACCATCAGAAGATTGTCTTAAAGGAACACCTGCTTCAGTTTGCGTATAATCACCACTTCCACCACTATTACTGTCTTCAGGATTTGACCAAATTGGGTCAGGAATAGCATTATGGTGTACACTATTCCACATATTAACAGATTGAAAGTAATAATATGAAATTTTAGAGGGACTTAATTGTGAGAATGGATTTGGTAAAGCTATTATATATACAACCTCATTATGAGTAGGAGGTTGCTTTATATTAGGAAATAAAGGTAATGCAAATTGATCTTGTCCTACATTTTTTGTTGGTGAATCTAATGGTGAAAAGAATACGCCAGCCATTCCAGCATAACCCCCTTTAGCTTCCCATTCATTTGGATAATCGTCAGGATTTAAAAGTACTCTTCTAACTCTCCCTGAGAATACTCCTTGAGGAGATTGAGATAAACTATTTCCTCCTTGATTTTTAGTAGAACCTGTAGTACCTTTAGCCATTATTTATCTTTGTTTTTTTGAAGTTTTTCCATTTCTTCTAAAAGTTGGGTTTTTTCTTCATCACTTATACCTAACCCTCCATCTTCACCTTGATTTTGGAGAGAACGTTGTATTATAGTAGCCATCTTAATTAATGCTTCATCATTTTTAACACCAATTTCCATATATTCTTTAATTAATGGAACTATTAAGGTAGCATCACCTATTTCTTGGACTAAAGGTTTAAGTTCACCAATTAAAGAAGATACTTGATCTTCACGTTTTTTTTGATTTTGGTATATTTCTTCAAGTATGTCTGAGAATTTTTTCTTACCAAATATGACTGAGTCTAGATTTCCCATGGCGATTTTATTGATAAATATACTTAAAGTAAACCTTTAAGACGGGAAAGCACCTGTTTCTAGATATGATAAATATTTTTCTTTAAATATTCTATACAAAACATTAGCTATTTTTGTTATTTTAGGTGTTTTTACATCAACTTGTTCCCTAATATAAATGTATAGTGCTTTTTTATTAAATATATCTATGTTATCTCTTTTTCTAAATAATTCTAATATAGCATCTGCTATTTGAGCATCATATGGTTTTGGGAATATATCATAAATGTTATCTGTTATATACTCAACATATTGATCTACAAATAAAGATAGTTTATCTGATGATTTATACCCTGCAAAATCTAATTCGTCTTTTGTTTCTCCTTCTATTATTTTTTCCACACCTAAATCCATTTTAGCTGAGTTTACAAATGAAGGGGATGACATATCTAAATTAGAATAATTGTTTAAATCTGAGATAGGTATATTGCTTAGTTTTTTATTGTAATTTTTAGTAGTATAGACAATTAACCATCGTTTTACTATAGTACCAAAATAAGAATAGGCCTTAGCTCCATTCTCAGGGTTGAATAAATGTATTTTATCAAGTAAAAATATCATAATTTCATGTTGTAAATCTTCTAAATTTTCAACTTCTGTATGATAAAACTTAAATGTATGTATTATGTTTTGAGTTAATTTAAAAAAAGGATAATGAATTTCCTTTTGATATATATTGCTACGTGTTTCGAAATTTTTTTCGTTATTATATCTAACAATAGCTTGTTCTGTTTCTTTAGTAAAGTAGTTCTTTTTCTGTTTCTTAGCAGAATGCTTTCTAATAATGGAATCCATAAGATTAATACTTTTTTAACTTGAAGTCGTTTAAAACTTCTTGTATGTTTTTGATTTGTTCAAAAAAGAAACCTACTTCATCATCACTTTTAAAAGAACCTTTGATGTCTATTTTTTTAATTTTTTCATCCGAGATTTCAATTACCCTAGAAATTTTATCTAAATAGTCTAAATACCCAACTACAATATCTTCTGCTCTTTCATTTTTTCTTAATAAATTAAAAGTAGTAAAGCCAAATATTATAACTAATACTGATAAAACACATATGGTAACTATATAACCGATCATAATTTATCTAACATATTCTTTAAACCTTCACTCTTTATAGAACCTAAGGCTTTATTTTTAGTTGCTTGTTTCTTATTCCCGTTCAATGTAAAATTTTCCTTTGACTTATCCAACCCATTCTCACCTTTAAATTTTGGTAACCATTCTTTTTCAAATTCTACTCTTGCTGCCATCATGTCTGCTTGATGTAAAATAAATGGAAGAGATGTTCTTGGTTTTGTTTCTGGCATATATGATTTCAAATATTTATCATTTGCTGGGTCATATAAACCATCATGTGTCTGGATTGCAACCATTTCATTAAATGTATACTTAATATCATGCTCTTGAAGTAAAAATAAACCTCTATCTGGTACTGATGCAAATGCAATTTGTTTATTATGCATATAATCTTCTCCTAATTTATCTTTTCTCCATTGGTCAGTCTGAGGGATATAAGATTCATGCTCACTATCACCCATTTTACCTAAATCATGATTGATAGCTGAGAATACGAGTTCTTCAATGGTGTAATTTTGTTCTGCTCCAAATTTTTTCCAAATTTCATTTATTTCTAATGCAGCATCAACTACTCTATTGACATGATCTACATAACCACCTGGGAAGGCATTATGGTATTCCTTTTTATGGGAAGCAGGCATCATAATAATACGTTCCCCAAATTTAGTATAAAAATCAATTAATTTTTCCCTTCTAGGGTCTGAGATGTATTCGTTAATGTTATTATAAAACTTTTCGAAATTACTAGATATTTGTTCTGCTGTTAGTTTCATATATTATCCGTTTCTAAGTGGTGTTAATGTTCTTTCAAGTTGTGATTTTAAATCTTCAACAATTTCTTCTAAATCATCTATATTTTTTTCAAAATCCTCTTTGGTTGATTGACCTCTAAGATTAGATCTTAATTGTGCAATTTTGTTATCTATTTGAGATATTCTTCTATCTATTAATTCTTTACTCATATCTATTTTTATTTAATGTTGGGTATTCCTTATACCCTTAATACCTAGGTAACCTTATTTTCTCTATCATCTTTTTCCCTAAACCCGTATCATAAACGTACGAATAAAGAGATGCGACTCCAAGTTATTTTTTGAAATGTTCACAAATATCTTCGATTTTCTTTAATAGAGCACATCTTTCGTATTGTTCTTGCTCCTCAAAGAAGTTGATACCCAGCTTTATGGTGGTCTCAAAATATTCGTCTGTGTGTTTTTTTAGTGAGGAAATATGATCTTCATTTCCAAGGTCTATTTTCTGGATGTAATGCCAAGCTCGATTGTACGTTACCCACTCTCCTGCTTCAGACATTTCATCAGCGTCTAATTCAGAGTTGGATTCCTTAAAAAATTTTACTATCTTCTTGTTAAAGTTTAAATTATTTAAAATTAACTTCTTATACATTCCTATAAAATATTGTGGGGAATCTTTAAAATTAACATATGCTTGATCATCTACTCCACCAGCATCTTCGCTAGAGGAGAATAATGAAAAGATATTGTCCATATTTAAACTCATTTTTTATCTATTGATTGAGTTACTCTCATAAAAGCATATTCCCATCTTTCTACAGGGGTTAGGTATTTGTGTTTTTCTTGTTGAGACATTTTATGTAACTGTTTGTCAAACTTTTCCTTTATTCCTTTTTCTTCTACTGTTTGGTAGATTTCATAGAAAGTGTCTTCGTGTAACCCCATGATAAAATTGTTTTGTGCTGATAAATATCAACTATTTTTAATTTCTTCTTGGACTGCATCTATTTGTTTACAAACTCTTTCATACTCAGCAATAAGGTTCAACCCTTCCATGTTATTTGGATGATATAACCATAAATCTTCTTTTCTTGTTGTTAAAAATACTAAATCGTTTATTAATTCTTCCTTTTTTCCCATGATAGTTTTTGATTTACCTTAAACATAATAATAATCTTCTGGGTATCCACGTAATCTAGAATAATATTTGAAAATTTTTACTTAACCGGAGAAAAAATAACATTTGATATAAACGTAGGCAATTTCATTGTGTACGATGTATGTATAAATTATATAGTATGCGAAATTACGCGCGATAATTGCGCGATATTAATGTAAAAGATGTATACACCATGCAAGTAATCCATTAATCTGTAAGGCTACTAGATTCCACTGTTTGCGAACTGTAGTTTGGATTAAGACACATAAAAACCCTAAAACATATAAATAAGGAGAAATGGTCCATTGGGCAGCTATCAAAAACCCAACACCCATATATCCTATTCTTGTTGAAAGTCTTTCTAAAGGAGATAGTTTTCTATCTCTAACTAGGGTTTTTAAGAAATACCTCCAAGTTTTCTTTTTTCTACTTTTTATTTGTTGTTCTGTATGCATGTAAATAAATATGGTAACACAAAACATCCATAATGCAGATAACACAAATATTAAGAACTTTTCCCAATTAGAATAAAACATTTCTATCATGATTGGACATATAAAAGAAAAATAGTGAGGTTGAAAAAATTACATTACGGGATGGTTCCTTTTTTGGTATTAGTTGCGTCATCGTTAATAGAGTTTAAACAATGATCTTTATCTAATTTATCAAGAATTTTCCTAAGGATGTCCCCTAATTTTGTTAAAGTGTTATCCCTTTGATTTTTACCCAATACAGATGAAAGTGTTTCTTTGGGATTCCCAAACTTATATCCTTGATCTCTGATGAAAATAGTATTCCAAAACTCAGCTCCTACTACATTAGCAAATAAATCTATTTCTCTTGCGGTTCTATATAACCAAACAGTAAGCATTTTCTTATTTCCTGTTAAGACATATTTAATCATCATAAAAATTATGATAACAGGTAGCAAAGTATAAAGTAGAAGAGTGGCGGCGATAAGTAATATTAATTCAAACATTTATTTTTGGTATATTTTTTGGATATCTCCATTATCCCAACTCAGGATAGTAATACCAATATACGAATCTTTTACAGGTTGACCAAGTAGATTTGTTCTTTTTATAATTTCTTTTCGTTCTCCTTTTAATGTAACTGCTATTGGTCTAAATGATTCAAATTTACCATCATAGTCTGTTTGGGTTAATCTGTAATAATTGTGACCTATAATAGGGCTTTCATCATATGTAGAGTAACTCATTTCTTGATTTACATTTCCTGCTCCTGGGAGTGTAGCTAATTCTTCCCATTCATAACCATCTAAAGATTTTTCAACTGTATAATAATCATTGTTAACT